GTGCATACAGGTTCTGGTGAAGTTGATATTATACAAACAGGAACAAATGACAATATTATTGATGCTATTATTACAAGTACTGGTGCAGATGTGGACATTACTCAAACGGACTAGTCTATTATTATTCTTAGCTACACAGGTACAAGCAAATATTGGTTCGGTAACCGATTTTACAGGTTCCGCTGCTATAGAAAGAGATGAAGGCTTTGAGGTATATGATGTAGAGAAAGACCTAGGTGTGGAGATGATGGATGTTGTCGCTACAGCAATGGGTAAAGTAAGGATAGAGTTTTTAGATGAGACTCTAGTAGATGTAACCGAACATAGCAGATTGATCATAGATGATTTCGTTTATGATCCTGCTTCGGGTGAGGGATCATTAGGTTTAAAGGCGAGTCTTGGTACGATAAGATACGCTTCGGGTAAGATCGCTAAGAACAGCAGACAGAACGTTGTGATTACGACACCGAGTGCAGTGATTGGTGTGAACGGTACAGATTTTGCCATGATTGTAAATGAGATTGGTGGATCCATGATTACACTGTTGCCATCATGTGACAGCAGTGGTTTATGTGTTGTAGGTGAGATATCAGTTACTACAGATATGGGTTATGTTATAATGACCCAGGCATTTGAAACAACATATGCCGATAGTGCAGGGGTGAGACCTAGTAAGCCAGTTATATTAGATTTAGATGAGGAGATGATGACGAATCTTCTGATCATAAGGGAAGTAAAGGAAGTAGATCCAGATGGAGCATTAGCTGCTGAGGAAGCTAAGAAGAAATTAAGTGATATACTTGGTGTAGATTTCTTAAGTACAGATGCTTTGTTAGCAGATGTTTTAGATGAAGACAAAGAAGAAAGATGGAGAACAGCGTTAGATGATAACAGATTCTTCTTTGGTGATTTACTTGGAGATATATTAGAACAATTAAATTTAGCTTTGGCAAAACAGTTACAAGCTGATTTTGATAAAAGCAGAAGAGCATCGCAACAGGGAGAGGGATACGATGAAATTACAGGTACACGACTTAGTATTGAAGACGGTAAGTGGACATTGTCAAGAAGAGACATGGAAACAGATCAGTACTGGAGCTTGGAGTTAGATCAGAATAATGGGTATACTATCGACTGGATACAACAGGATTTTGAATGGTATGACTATCGCCTTGGTGATGGGGATAATATCATTCACATCCGTCAACGCAAATGAAGTATGGACACAAGTTAACGGTGCTAGTGCTACTATAAGTATAACACAAGACGGAGATAATAATAAAGTAGGAGCTTCAGGCCAAACATTCACCGTGAATGGTACAAGCAATGTTTTAGTTATTATTCAACAAGGACAATATAATAATGTAGGATCGGTAATTAATATGGACGGTTTAAATTGGGGATCTGGCTCTACTTATGGTGGTGATATATATGGTAATAATAACAACATAAAGTTTGAACAGTATAATACTACAGGAACAGATTGGAATAATATAGGTATACATAACTATGGTAATAGCGGTAACTCGGCACATGTGTGTCAAGGTAAATCGTTTAGTGATGCAAATGATACTACATGTGAAGCATCAGCTACAGCAGAATATGGTGGACATACTGCTATTGTAGATTTCCATGGTAATAATAATGATTTAAAGGTTAGTCAAGAAACAGGTACTGGTAATGCTGATCACAGAGTAAGAGCGTTTTATTATAATGGTGATAATAACGATACATTTATTAAACAGAAAGGTAACGGAAATAAGACTGCGTATTTGACAGTCAGAACAGATGGTGGAGAACAAAGTATAGTGCAAAAAGATGATGGTGCTCATACAGCAACAGTAGATTTAACAGGTACATATCATACTGATATAAGTGTATTACAATATGGTAATACTACTCAATCATATAGTGTAACAAATACTTGTCAAACAGTTGGAGGGTGTACGCTTAGCGTAACACAGAATTAATGAGTTTACTAATAACAGATGAATGCATCAATTGTGATGTATGTGTGCCAGAGTGTCCTAATGAAGCAATTTATATGGGCTCTGAAATTTATGAGATAGATGGTGATAAGTGTACCGAGTGTGTAGGGCATTTTGCTGTACCTCAATGTGTTGAGGTGTGTCCAGTCGATTGTTGTATACCTGATGTATTGAGGGTAGAAACTGAAGAACAATTGTTAGCTAAAATTAATCACGATCTAGTACGAAGATTCTAGATCTATTTTTAAGGAGTTCATTATGGATGAGGGACCAAGTAAGACTTACCCTGCGCCAGATTTAGAGAACATGAAAGACGTTTTAAAGAAAGATAAGTTTATGAAGAATGTATATGAAAGAGAGTTAGGCCCTGATTTTGAATCATTTAGCAACGGTGTATGCACCGGTAATACAGGAGAAGAAGATGTTTGAAGATACACTATGGATATACACGAGTATTGCTGGAGCTATATTAGGTGCAGCTTTCTTAATGTATATAAAAGACACACGCATTGGTTTATGGGGTTATGATAAACTTGATGATACAGTAGATTATTTTAGAGACAAGTATGGATGGACATGGTTGAATCAAGATCCAGATGCTTGGAAGCAGGTACATCCAAAAATAGCTGCTAACATGGATATGTTAGAGCAAAGAATTGAAGACTTAGAAACTGAGATAAGCGAAAAGCTATAAAGTTATGAGAGATTATTGTATTGAGATACCTGCATTGGCCGGTATTATTACAAAAGAAAGAGAGAAAGAGCTGATTGCAGCAAGGAAGGATCCAAGACCATGGGTTGATGGTATTGAATGTTATGGATGGCAAGAAGATTTTGCTGGTTTAAATGCAGATTTGTTTGAGAGTGGTGATGTAGATCTTCCATATGATGGACTGATCTCTAATGATGATTTTCAAAAAGGATCTGTTCGTGCATGCTTATGTAAGAAAGAACCAGGGTATGATTTTGTACCACATACAGATACGGGATATGTTTTAATATTTCCGTTTAATGTACTTGATGATCCGGATGATTACAAGTTGCAGTATATAGATCCTAATGGATATACGTGGGAAGATCAGTTACAATATGAACACAAGTATCGTGTGAATGAAGATGGTTATGTTATACCTATTCTTCATAATGGACCGGGGTGGTTACATACGGTTGTTTATAATAGTCCGGAACCTAAATGGTGGATGCAAATAATATTGAATCCGAAAGAAGGTGGATGGAATGAATTATTGGAGAACGTAGAAAACGGTAATATTTTTAATTAGAGGAGAATACTAATGGGAAGTAATTTAGGTTTAGTAGTAATGGGATTAGTTGCAATATTTGCAACATCAATGATTAAAATTGTGGCTATCGCTGCAATAGCTTGGGGTGGATACAAAGCTTATAAAGATTGGGGAGCGCAGTAATGAGTATTTGGCATATGGATATAAAACAAAGGAGTGTATTATTTGCACACCTCGCAGCTGATGCGTATGGCGTTGAGAAGGCCGTTAAGAAAATAGCAAAGACACATGGCTTCACTAAATGTAAATTCTATGACAACGGTGGAGCTCAAGCATATAGATTTGAATCACCTACAGATGTTGTTATAGCTTGTCGTGGTACAGAACCTTCTGAATTTAATGATCTCAAGGCAGATCTTAAAGCATTTCCTGTACCAGCAGAAACAATATCAAGAGTTCATAGAGGCTTTAAGAATGAAGTTGATGAACTATGGCCGATGGTTAGACCTGATGTAGAGAAGGTTACAAAGAACTTATGGTTCTGTGGTCATTCATTAGGTGCAGCAATGGCAACTATTATGGCAGCAAGATGTTCATATAGTTATGACATGCCTGATCCAGTACAGTTATATACATTTGGTTCACCAAGAGTTGGTTGGCATGCTTATGTTAAAGGTATGAAAGTAGACCATATAAGATGGCAGAATAACAATGATATAGTCACAAGAGTACCATTGATGATCATGGGATACAAACATCATGGTCATTTAATGTATATAAGACATGATGGTTCTGTTGATGATGATGGTAAATGGTCACCGATTGGTAGATTTATTGATCGTATGAAAGGAATGTTAGGTGGTTTGGTACAACTTAAGGTCGATAATTTCTCTGATCATGCCATGGCAGAGTATATTCCACATCTTGAAAGGTGGAAAGAAAAGGATGTATAAATATATTAAAGTAATAACGTATATCGCGGAGATATAAATGGCAGACACAGAATTACGCGATATAGAGTTGCGTTTAGAACGAATGCATAATGCATTGGCAAGACAGGAAGAAGAGTTATCATCTTGGAGAGAAAGATCTGCAAGGTTACCAAACTGGATAAGGAATGGTGGGCTAGCCCTCTTCTTTGCTTTATTTGCACAGTCGATGACTGCAGTATGGTGGGCATCTGAGATAACTAATACCCAACAAAATATGTTGGCTGATGTCAAAGTAAATACAGAATTTAGGATAGCATCTACCGAACGGTATAATGATATCATGATAGAAATAGTCAAGATCCAAGTAATGATGGATAACCATTTTAACAAAGATAATCGTGAAAGATATAACGATCAATAAAAAGGAATAACATGAAATCAATCAAACAAATCAGAGAAGCATCAGGCGGTAAGGAAGCTTACCAAAAATTCTTCAATTCAATACTTAAAAGATTCGGCGTAGGTTCACCAGCTGAATTAGAAGGAGATGCAAAGAAGAAATTCTATGATGCAATCGATGCTGGTTGGGATGGTGATAATGAAAAGCCTGAGCCTGGAGATAAAAAGAATGAGAACACTGATGACTTTAAGTCTGATGAAGATGTTCCAGATGATAAAGGCAACTACACCATGGGTGACATGGCTGAATCACCGGCTATAGCAGTAAAAGTTGCTGCAGCCATTGACAAAAAGAATGAAAAGAAGAAATCAGTTAAAGAAATTAGAGTAAAGCCTGTTGATGAGAAGATGGGAATGTGTGAGCAGTGTGGTACAATGCATGAAGAAGGTGACTGTCCTCAATCTGATATGGATATGAGTGATCTAGATCCTGATACTAAAGGTATGGCTGAAGCAGAAATTAAAGAAAAATCTAAGCTAAAGGCTGGTAAAGGTAAAATCACTGTTGATCTTAATTGGGATGGTACTGCTAGAGATAAAAAATTTGCAGAAACTAAATACGGTATTAAGCTTAAGATAACAAGAACTGGTGCATTAGCTACAGGTGAAAAGGCAAGAGTCTTAGCATATGTATCTGGTCAAGATTATGCAATGGATGATGCAGACATTGAAGATTTAATGCCAGAAATACTAGAGGCTAGAGGATCTGACCTATCATCTGCTGAACTTAAAAAAGCTGAGAAGATTGCTAAGAAACATTCTGGTGATATGAAAAAAGCTATGGCAGAAATCGAGAAGATTAAAAAAGGTTCATCTGAATCTGATGCTGTAATGACTATGCTTAAGAAACATAATGAAGACACTACTGAAGATATGTACATGCATACTTCTAAGAAGAAAAGAAAATTAAAAGCACATAAGGGCGATCATATGGATGAAGCTGTTAGTGTTGATCGTAGAACAATGGGTTTTAAAGAAGCTATGAAGAGACGTGCTGAAGCAAAAGCTAAGCGTGAAGCTAAGAAGATTAAAGATGCTAAGTCACAAGCTAAGTCAGACATGGCTAGTATCGATGCTAACTATGCATATGATGGTGATGTAGCAGAGATTCTTGCAAGTGCTAATAAAAGTATTATGGGACAACATGAAGATGCTGCAGCAAATGCATCAAGTTCAGGTGCTGTTGATATGAATACTAATGGCAAGAGTGTCAAGAAAAAGAAAGATAAAGAAAACCTTATGGCAAAATACGGGTACTAATATGCAAACATTTAAGTTGTGGGAAATAGATTGCTGGGATGGATTTAAAAAAGCCGGCATGAAGAAAGGTAAAGGCGGTAAGATGGTTAATAACTGTGTACCTGAAGAAGACACTAACGAAGTGAATGGTGCAACCCCAGATGAGATAGATCAGAAGCGTAGGAAGAAACGTTATAGAGATGAGGACATAGATGAAATGGGTCCTGCTGCAATGAAACGTGCTAAGCGCAGGAAAGCATCTCTAGATAAAACAATGAAGAAATATGGTGATGCTACTAAAATGGGTATGAATCCAGCTGATGTTAATCAAAGAAGAAGCAAGCCTACATTAAAGAAAAGATAATACTAGGCCGTTAAATTATGGCATTACCGACTCCAATACACGCAGTATCTAGACACGTAGCAACAGCACGTGACTACGCACAAAAGCAACCATTCGAACTTAAAAGAACAGCTACAGGATCGTTTTACACTGAAGCTTGTTACCTTGTATTCGATGATATAATGAGAGCTCAAAATTCAAAACCTAAAATCGATGTAGCAGATCAGCTAACCGCAAGACAAAAGAAGGCAGTATATGCCGGTATAAAAACAATATATGAACCAATGTATGGAAAGGGTAGCAATTCAACTGCAAAAGATGATGAAAAATATTTTAATCTTTTAAAGGGATATGTTGGTTCATACTTCTATAAGCAATATGATTGGTTTAATACAGATCAAGATTTAAACATTCTAGAATTTGCTGCATTGAATATTGGTAATTCATTGTATCAGTTTATAGATTTTGTAGTTGAACCTGAAACAATAGATGAAGCATATACTGACTATGCTGAACAAGGTATGGGTACATATAAAGCTTACCAACTGGATGCAAACAATGAATCTTTTAAAGTTAGAGTTGAATTAAGAGATAAGAGACTTAGAATTCAATTGTATACTGATCCAGATGCAAGTGGAAATACTACTCCAGACCGAGTAGTCTTTGCTGGGTTTGATCAGTTTGGAAATTTAGTTGTTTGGGATCAAGCATCTTATCTTTCACTTAACGATGTTGATATCACTAGATTTAATTTTGATCAGTTTAAAGGTAATGCAATGTGGTGGATAGATGAGTTAACTGGATGTGAAGCAGATTGGAAACCTAAAGAAAAGCCTGCACCTACTCCTGAGAATCCATTCCCAACAGCTTATGGCTATGTACAATTCACACACAATTCTATAGCGACTGCAGCACAAATGTATCTAACTCTGATAGACAATTTTAATTCAAGAAGAAATACAAGAGATTGGAAACCATGGGGATATCCTGGAACTAGAAAAATGAATAGGCCAATGTGGCTTGATCGGTTATGGCAAGCCATTGATAGACAACCTAACGGTAAGCCTGGACCAAACTATAAGCATGAATTTGAAATAGATAGATTATCATATGATCAAGTAGCTGCTTTAGCACTTGTTCATGCTAAAAGAGAACCTGTAAAAGATTCTGACTTTATATTATTAGGTATGGGAAATATTGAAGCGGCAAAGTTTCTATACACACAGAAACATCATACAAATGCTGATGCAGCAACGCTACTTAGATTGAATGTCACTAAGCAACCGGGTCGTGATGTGAACGGTATTCAGATACTAGGAACTGATCCAGGATTTTTTAGAATACATTATGATAGATCACCAAAAATAGCAGACACGCTATGGCTTGGTATAACAAATACACCTATTCAATTCGGAATTGAAATTATATCAGCTCCTGTAAATTTTTTAAAGGAGAAACTATACGGTGCAATATTTTCTGACGAGTATAAAGCTAAGAGAGCAGCGATCAAAGCGGCAAACGGAGTGCCGTAATTATATAAATAACTGTATATAGATAAGGAAAGATTATGGCGGCACCAACAACTAGAGCTACATTACAAGAATATTGCTTAAGATCATTAGGATCTCCAGTAATAGAGATCAATGTGGACGACGACCAGATAGAAGATCGCACAGATGACGCGATACAGTTCTACCAGACATGGCATGATGATGCTATACTACGTACATATTTAAAACATGAGCTTACTGCAACTGATATAACTAATAATTATATTACAGTAAGTGATCATATAACATCCGTAGTAAGAATGTTAAAGATTAATTCTACTGCTGGTAATGCTTTGTTCGATGTAGGTTATCACATGCGTTTGAATGATGTGTTTATGGTTGGTGGAATGACAAGTCAAATTCAAAACTATGAACAGAAGCTACAACATCTATCCTTAATAGAAAGTCAATTAAATACAGAAGAACATATAAGATATAGTAGACATATGGATAGACTTCATATGGACGAAGGATTTGGTGATCTTAAAGCTGGTTCATTTATTGTTATCGAGTGTTATCAGATTGTAGATCCATCTGCTTATGCTCAAATATATAATGATTTATTTTTAAAGAAGTATCTTACTGCATTAATTAAACGTCAATGGGGAGCGAACATGATGAAGTTCGAAGGCTTCCAATTGCCAGGTGGTATAACAATGAATGGTCGTCAAATGTTTGATGATGCCATTGAGGAATTACAACGATTAGAAGAAGAAGTTGCGCTGACATGGATGACTCCAGACAACTTTATAATGGGATAATAAATGGCGACTAGTGTATATTTTAACGGTGCTGTTCGGTCTGAGCAGAACCTATACGAAGATTTAGTACTTGAAAGCATAAGAATGTTTGGTCAAGACGTAGTCTACATTCCGCGTGAGCAAATATATGAGGATGCCATTCTAAATGAAACTCTCAATCAATATCGTCATGCCTATCCAATAGAATGCTTTATAGAAAACGTCGAAGGATTTGAAGGCGATGGTAATCTATTAGGTAAATTCGGTTTAGAGATAAGAGACCAAGGTAACTTTGTAATACCTAAGAAACGTTGGGATAATGTCGTAGGTGCGAACCTTGCTGAAGGATTAGGTAATATGTATACAAGTCGGCCTGCTGAAGGTGATCTTATATACATGACAATGACAGATAGAATATTTGAGATTAAGTATGTGGAACCTAAGAATCCTTTCTTCCAATTACAAGATTTACCAAGCTATACATTGACAGCTGAATTGTTTGAATACAATGGTCAGAATTTCGATACAGGTTTACCTGAAGTAGATAACATAGAATTACTATATGCTAGTGCTTATTCATACACTACTACAGCTGCAGCCAATACTAACCACTTCCAGATCGGTGAGTTCGTACATCAGTGGACTGGAACTGTTGATGATAATGGTGCTAACATTAATATAATTGGTAAGGTTGCTGGATATGAAGTAGTTGATACAGAAAATTATACACTAACACTTGTATCACCACATCAATCAACAAACGGTGATGGATCATTTATGCAGCCTGCAGTGCATGCAACACGCTTACTTGTAGGTCAACTATCTGGTGCTTCAAGAAAAATTACTGTAGACTTAACAGGTACTACTAAGACAGAATACAATAGAGATGAATACGCTGATAATGATGAGTTTGAATTCCAGGGTGATTCGTTCATAGACTTTAGTGAAGCTAATCCGTTTGGAGATCCATAATGTTTGATAATCATTGGTATAATCAGTCAACACGTAGAATGGTATCTGTATTTGGATCTATGTTCAATGACTTAGAAGTGCACAAATATAATGCAGCTGGTAAAGTATTATCAAAAATTAAAGTTCCTTTAGCTTATGCACCAAGATCTAAAGTACTTGCACGTTTAGCAGAACAAACAAGTGATCCTAAGTTAGCAATCAAATTGCCACGTATGTCATTTGAAATATCATCTATGGAATACGATGCGAATGCACGTGTATCTAAACATAAGAATTATAGAAAGGTTATTGTAGGTGATACGTTACAAGTTAGTAAATTAGGTGCTCCAGCTGTATACAAGGTTGGATTTGAATTAAATATACTTGCGGCCACACAAGATGAAGGTCTGCAGTTATTAGAACAGATACTGCCAATGTTCCAACCGGAATATACAGTAACAGTAAAAGATATCCCTACAATGGATATCACAACCGACACTCCTATAGTTTTAGATAGTGTCGATCTTAATGATGATTATGAGGGTGATTTAGTAACGCGTAGAGCTATAATATACACATTAAACTTCTCTACTCGTATTCGTTATTATAGAGGAACCGGTAAGAGCAAACAAATTCTCCAAACAGAAGTTGATTATTCAGAGAATGTTGATCCGACAACTCATAAATTTGAGCAACAAAAAGTGGTTGGTACTACTACGCCAGATGGGGCGGGTGGATTTACAACACCATACACTGAGACGATTAACTTTTTTGATACTGATGTATAATAGGAGAATACAATGGCACATGAATTTAAAGCACAACTAGTAAGAGTAGTTGATGGAGATACCATCGACGCAGATATCCATTTAGGATTTAACATGATCATGAGAGATCGCATCCGTTTAATGGGTATAGATACACCTGAGAGTAGAACAAGAAACCTACAAGAGAAATCTTGGGGTATGGCTTCTAAGCATAGACTGATAGAACTATTGGCAGAAACTGATGGCGAATTTACTTTGCACACAGAAGAAATGAAGAAAGGTAAGTTCGGAAGAGTATTAGGTACGATTATGGTTAACGGTAAAGATGCTAACCAAGTACTAATAGACGAACAACTTGCTATACCTTACCTTGGCGGTAACAAAGACGAAAGTCGAGCTAACGCTGGAGTAGGTGAATTATGGAATACATATTATGAAAACCCACAAGAGCACGACGATGACCATGAACATGGAGACGAAAATCCAGAAGCACACATCGACTGGCACGAGCACTAAAGTTGAGTCTGACTACCAGAGAGTCAGAAAACAATTTTACGACTTAGCGGACCAGGGAGACGAAGCCATTGAGCTTATGTTAGAACTGGCCCGTGAGTCTGAACACCCAAGGGCGTTCGAAGTACTTGGACAGTTAATTAAAAACAATGCTGAGATAGGTGAGAAGATCCTTAAACTTCACAAGAGTAAGAAGGAACAGGATGATGACGGTACACCTCAGATCTCAGGACCAACTAACAATAACGTATTCATAGGTAGCACAGCTGAGCTACAAAAAATGTTACGTGATGAAGAAGTAATTGAGCAGGAGCCAGATTTATTTAAAGCATGAGAGAGACAAACTATCTAGGCAATCCGAATGTTCGTGGTGCCGATGTAGAACATCCATGGACCAAAGCGGAATTAGTCGAATACAAGAAGTGTTTAGTTGATCCTAAATACTTTGCTAAAAAGTATTGCAAAGTAATCCACCTCGATAAAGGTTTAATACCCTTTAACCTATACCCGTATCAAGAGAAAATGTTTGATTCATTTACTGCTAATCGATTTAATATCGTTCTGGCATGTCGTCAGAGTGGTAAATCCATTGCTGTTGTAGCCTATCTATTGTGGTATGCTATCTTCAAGGGTGAACAGGTTGTAGGTGTGTTAGCAAATAAGAACGCAATTGCAAGAGAGATGTTAGCACGTATTACATTGATGCTAGAGAACCTACCATTCTTTTTACAACCAGGGTGTACAATATTAAACAAAGGATCTATTGGCTTCTCAAACAATAGTAGAATCATTGCTGCTGCCACATCTTCAAGTTCAATTCGTGGTATGTCACTTAACTTAGTATACCTTGATGAGTTTGCATTCGTAGAGAATGCCACTGAATTCTATACATCAACCTATCCGGTTATATCATCTGGTAAAACATCTAAGATCATTATTACATCTACCGCAAATGGTATCGGTAATATGTTTCATAAACTATATGAAGGTGCAATACAAGGAACAAATGAATTCAAATCCATTCGTGTAGACTGGTGGGATGTACCTGAAAGAGATGAGAAATGGAAACAAATGACCGTCGAGAATACATCTCAGTTACAATTCGATCAGGAATTTGGCAACTCATTCCATGGTACAGGTAATACATTAATCACTGCTGATATACTATTAGCTTTGAGAGCTATGGAACCAGAAGAGTATCAAAGCAATGTAAAGATATGGGATCAACCAAAGGAAGGTCATACCTACCAGATGTTTGTTGATGTATCTAGAGGAAGAGGTCAAGACTATTCTACATTTACAGTAATAGATGTATCTCAAAATCCGTTCGTGCAAGTATGTACGTATAGAGATAACATGATAAGTCCATTGTTATTCCCTGATATGATATACAAATACGCAACACATTACAATGAATGCTATGTAGTAGTTGAATCTAATGATGCAGGACAGGTTGTATGTAATGGTTTATACTATGATTTAGAATATGAGAACGTATTCGTAGAGTCTATGATTAAGGCTAATGCTATTGGTGTGACTATGACAGCTAAAACTAAACGTATAGGTTGTTCTAACATAAGAGATATCATGGCACAACACAAATTAATAATAAAGGATGAGGAAACTATAAGAGAAATGTCTACCTTTGTTGCTAAAGGATCATCATACCAAGCAGATCACAATGCACATGATGATCTTATGATGAATTTAGTTATGTTTGGATGGTTTACATCCACACCATTCTTTGCAGAATCAACAGATGTTAACATGAAACATATGTTATATCAACAGAAAGTTAAACAATTAGAAGATGAAGTCATACCAGTTGGTAATATGCCAAGCTATGATGAGGAAGTACATCCATTCGGAAAGGGGTGGGAAGTATGGAATCCGTGATTCGTATAAATAAGTATATTGAGAAAATTCGTATTATGAAAATCTTATTAATAAATGAAGGAGTTTAGATGGCTAATCTAGTTTCGCCTGGAGTACAGGTAAAAGAAATCGATTTGACCAATGTCGTTCCGTCAGTATCATCAACAGTTGGAGCCATGGCAGGAGCATTTGCCTGGGGAGATGTTGATGTGGTTACTACTGTATCATCGGAAACGGAATTAGTCAACACGTTTGGAAAGCCTGACGCGAACACGTTTGAAAGTGTTCTCACGGCAGCCCAATTCTTAAGTTATGGCAGCGCTTTAAAAGTTGTCAGAGCTTGTGGAACATCAGCTCGTAATGCTACGGCATCGGGTACTGGTATTCTAACTAAAAATAAGACCGTATTTGACGGTCAATCACCAGCAGCAGGAGACTGGACGCAAGCCCGTTACCCTGGTGTTACAGGTAACGCAGTTGGAGTGAGTGTGATAACCGCAACTCAAACCATGACAGCATGGCAAGCAAGCAATGTTGAAGCAGGACCTGGTACATCTGCAGGAGCAAATGCAGTCGGTGGTTCTAATGATGAAATTCACTTATGGGTTTACGATGTAAACGGTACAATAACAGGTGCTGCAGGCACAGTGTTAGAGTATTGGACATATCTTTCACAAGCAAGTGATGTAAAAGGATCTGATGGTTCTTCTTTATATTATAAAGATGTAATCAATGCAGGATCAAAATGGATCTATATCGGTAATCACCCAGCAGCTTTGACAGATGCAGGTGAATCAGCGGTTAGTAATGCATTTACTCATGTAGCATCATTCTTTATTGCCTTAACTGGTGGTATTGATGATAACGTATTGTCAGTAGGTGAAACTACTGCGGGATATGGTTTATTTGCTGATACAGAAACAATGGATATAAGCTTAGTGTTTCAAGCGAACTCAGGATTGAGTGCGACTGATAATATTACATTAGGTAATTATATTACAGCGCTGGCAACAGCGAGAAAAGATGCGGTAGCCTTTATCTCACCAGAGAGAGCGGCAACAGTAAACGCAGCGGCACCACAAACAACAGTAGCAGCATGGAGAACGGGTTCAACTTCAACGTCTTATGGCTTTGCAGATTCAAGTTCTTTGTATGTGTATGACAAATACAATGATGTATATCGTTGGATTGCAGCGGCAGGATCTACAGCAGGACTAACAGCTAACGCTGATTTAGTTGCTGATGCATGGTTCTCACCAGCTGGTTTTACACGTGGTAATGTTCGTAACGTTACTAAACTAGCATGGAACCCTAACCAAGCACATAGAGATGCACTATATAAAACGGGTGTTAACCCTATAGTGACTTTCCCTGGTCAAGGTACAGTGTTATTTGGTGACAAAACTCTACAGTCTAAACCTTCAGCGTTCGATAGAATTAACGTTCGTAGATTGTTTATTGTGTTAGAGAAAGCTGTGAGTACAGCATCTAAGGCGTCATTATTCGAATTTAATGATGAATTTACAAGGGCTCAATTTAGAAACATGGTTGAACCTTTCTTGAGAGATGTTAAAGGTCGTAGAGGTGTTACAGACTTTAAAGTAGTTTGTGATGGTACCAACAATACTGGTGCTATTATCGATTCTAATAAGTTTGTTGCTGATATTTATATCAAGCCTGCACGTTCTATTAACTATATCACATTGAACTTTATCGCTACGAGAACTGGCGTAGAGTTTAGTGAAATAGCGGGAGGTAATTAAAGATGGCAATATTAGGCGTAGATGATATGAAAGCCAAACTAGTTGGCGGCGGTGCTAGACCTAATCTATTCAAAGTAACAATGGCTTTTCCAAGTTATGTTACAGCGAATGTAGAATTGGCATCATACATGTGTAAGGCAACAAGTATGCCAGCAAGTACTATTGCACCTATTGCGGTTCCTTTCAGAGGTCGTAATTTGCAAATAGCTGGTGACAGAACGTTTGATCCATGGTCGGTTACTATAATCAATGATACGGACTTTAATGTGCGTAACTCTTTTGAACAGTGGATGAATGGGATTAACCAACATAATGAGAATACAGGTTTAACACAGCCTAGTTCTTATATGGCGGATATGATCGTTGAGCAACTGGACAAAGATGGAACTACTAAGAAGACTTATAACATTCGTGGTACTTTCCCTACTAACTTAGGTGCAATTGAACTAAGTTATGATAGTGAGAATGCTATTGAAGAGTTCGAAGTTGAATTACAAGTTCAATATTGGGAGTCTAACAAGACAACGTAAATCATCGTAACATAACACAAGGAGTGCCTTCGGGCACTCTTTCTTAAGTGTTATAAATATATTTAAGAAAGAGTGAATAAAGGAATAAAATAAATGGCAGATAGAGATGGAAGAAGTTTCTTTGGCTTTGAGTTTAAAAGAAAAGCAATAGAATCAAATAAAAAACCGGTATCATTCGCAGCTGATAATGAGGATGGTGCGTATGAGATATCCCCAACAGGTGGATACTTTGGCCAATACATGGATATTGGTGGAGATAAATTTCAGACAGACAAAGATCTAATCATGAAGTATCGTGCAATATCTTCATATCCTGAAGTGGATATGGCGATTGAAGACATATGTAATGAAGCAATCACTGATGAGAACGGTATTATTGTTAAATTAAATCTAGATGAATTAGATCAGGCTGACAATGTTAAAGATCTAATCATGGAAGAGTTCGATAGAATTCTAAGTTTAACTAACTTCTCTATGACAGCATACGATACCTTTAGACGTTGGTATATAGATGGTAGACTATTCTATCATGTCATTATCAATGAGAATAAAGCTGACGCTGGTATAATAGAACTAAGACAAATTGACCCAACAAAGATTCGTAAGATTAAAGAAGTCGAGAAGGTTAAAGATCCTAAGACTGGAGCTGAGCTTACAAAAGAAGGTAAAGAATATTACTTGTATCAAGATGATGCAATGGTTAATAACGCAGAAGGTTTAAAGATCAATGTTGATTCTATTATACAAGTTAACTCAGGTCTATTAAATGATGATCGTAATAAGGTTGTAGGCTATCTAAACAAAGCACTTAAACCTTTAAACCAATTAAGCATGATGGAAGACTCACTAGTCATCTATCGTATATCAAGAGCACCTGAACGTCGTATATTTTATATTGATGTAGGTAATCTACCTAAGGGTAAGGCTGAGGAATACCTCAACAGTACTATGAATAAGTATCGTAATAAGATTGTATATGATCCTACTACAGGTAACATCAAAGATGAGAAAGTACATCGCAATGTGATGGAAGACTTCTGGTTACCACGTAGAGAAGGTGGTCGTGGTACAGAGATTACTACTCTTCCTGGTGGTGCAAACCTTGGTGAGATTGAAGACGTACAGTACTTCCAAAACAAATTATACAGGGCTTTAAATATCCCTATGAGCAGACTAACTGAGAGTGATGCATTCTCTGTTGGACGCTCTTCCGAAATCACACGTGACGAACTTAAGTTCCAGAAATTTATTGATCGTTGCCGTGGTAAGTTCTCAACATTATTCTATGAAACACTTAAGAGACAATTGATCCTTAAAAAGATTATAGTTCCAAGTGACTGGATAAATATCCGTGAAGAAATCGTTGTTGAGTATTCCAGAGACAATTACTATGCTGAACTTAAGGATTCTGAAATCCTGAAGGAAAGAATAGAAATGGTACAAATGATGGATGAATATATCGGTTCGTTCTGGTCTAAAGACTGGGTACGTCGTAATATTCTTAAGTTGGATGATGAAGATATTAAACAAATCGCTAAAGATAACGAAGTAGATCCTCTTGAACCAGGTGATATTGATCCAGAATTAGTGAAGGGTACAATATAATACAAAAAGTTTACTGGAAATAAACAATTTTATAAATAATATACAAGGTTGAATGAAACAATATGAGCACAAGAACACTAATTGATAATATAAAACAGGGTGACGCACAGAAGAGCAATAATACTTTTAATAGTATGATGCATGATAAACTTGTGACGGCGTTAGATGCACACAAACAAGTGGTTGCTTCCAAAATGTATGGAGCGACGACAGATGCTCCAGCAGTAGAAGAACCTGCGGTGGAGACACCAGAAGGGGAAACAACTACAGATGCTAACGTTTAAGGAATCATTCAATGAAGTAATTGAAGCTAAATTAAAGCTTCCAAAAGGTGAAAAGGTAGCCAAGGAATTAACCAAGCTTGGAAAGAAGAAGAATGTGACTGCTGTTATCACAAGCAAGTTCAATCTTTATATTGATGGGGTAAAGCTAGACAAATATAAAGATCAGAAGAGTGCTGAAAAAGCGGTACAAGAATTCATCAAATTAATGGGAGCATAATGAAGCTAATAACAGAATATACTCAGAACCAGCTTGGATTCTCTATAGAGGAGAACAAAAAGACTGGTAAGAAGAGTACCTTTTTAGAAGGTGTCTTCATGCAAGCTGAGAACAAGAACAAAAATGGACGTATATATACACGTGAAGTGTTAACAACGGCCGTTGACAGATTTGTAAACGAACAAGTGATAACAGGTCGAGCAGTTGGTGAGTTAAATCATCCTGACGGCCCTTCCATTAATTTGGATAAAGTTTCGCACAGAATTACCGAACTTAATTGGGATGGTAACAACGTGATGGGAAAAGCGCTAATTTTGGATACGCCTATGGGTCAGATCGTAAAAGGTTTGGTTGAAGGTGGTGTACAACTTGGAGTGTCTAGTCGTGGTATGGGAAGTCTTAGCATGAGAGACGGGGTTAACTATGTTGGGGAAGATTTTATGCTCAACACTATTGATATCGTACAAGATCCATCAGCTCCTAATGCATTTGTAAATGGCATTATGGAAGGTGTTTCGTACGAAGAAGATAGACCTGGTCATTTCGTTAAGACCATTGAAAAAGGTGAGACAGAAGTGAAAGAGACTAAAGAAACTTTCTCAGAAGAGAAACAATCTGCAGGCTTTGGGCATTTCCTCTCTAAACTATAACTCTCATGGGAGAAAATAATGTCTGAATTAAAAGACGATGTTGTTGAAACAACTGTAGATGAGGTTATTGTTGAGGATACGCAAGTAGAAGCTCCGGTATTAGATATACCTGAAGCACCTCTAACAGCAGCTCGTACAGTATCAGCAATACAAGCTTCTTTGGCAGAAATGTCTAAAGAAGGCCTTGACGCGATCTTTGAAGCAGCGGAAAAAGCTAAAGCGAAAGCTAAAGTGGAAGACGATGAAGAAGAAGAGGACGACGAAGGTGATGAAGATGAAGGTGAAGTAGAAGAAGAAGCACCAAAAGAAGTAAAAGGTGGAAAGACTGATCAACCAGTACCTAAAGCAACTCCAACAAAGAAGAAGAAAGTGAAAGCTGACGACGGATCTGAAGGTGATGTAATGGAGAAGGATGCTAAGTTTAAAGAAGACCTTGATGCTCTAGTTAAAGACGAAGACACATTGTCTGAAGGATTTAAAGAGAAAGCATCTACTATTTTTGAAGCTGCACTAACATCAAAAATCACTGCTGAGACAGCAAAATTAGAAGAAAGATATACTTCTGATCTGGCTGGCGAAGTTGAAGCTATTAAAGAAGATTTGGTTGACAAAGTAGACGGATACTTAACGTATGTTGTTGAAAACTGGATGACTGATAACGAAGTTGCTATTGAGCATTCTTTGAAATCAGAAATCACTGAATCATTTATACAATCACTAGGTCAATTATTTAGTGAGCACCACATTAACGTTCCTGAAGATAAAGGTGACATCTTAGATGCCTTATCTGAAGAAGCGAAAGATGCTAAAGCTCAACTTAATGATGCGACTGCAAATGCTATGGAATTATCTGAGAAAGTTAAAGCTTTCGAACGTAAAGATATAGTTAGTGAAGCATGTAATGGTTTAGCAGTAACTGAAACTGCAAAATTAACTGAATTAGTTGAAGGCATCGAGTCTGATTCTAACGAAGATTTTGCTAAAAAAGTAGCAACAATTAAGGAATCTTACCTTAACAAAGACTCTGAAGTACAAACATTAACAGAAGTTGATGCTATTACTGAAGATTCTATAGATGAACCACAAGATGTTTCTGACCAAATGCAAAAATATCTTAGCGCAATTTCGCGTACTTAATCCATATTTTAGGAGAATAAAAAATGGAAATTAATCAACAAGTTTTACAGGAAAAATGGGCTCCTGTACTTGATTCAAAAGAAGCTGGCAGCATTGCTGATCAGCACAAACGTCGTGTAACGGCTGTTGTTCTTGAGAACCAAGAAATAGCGTTGCAAGAAGCAGCTGCTGTAAACAATTCGTCTGGCTCAGGCGTAGACAACTGGGATCCAGTACTAATCTCTTTAGTGAGACGTGCTACTCCTAACCTTTTAGCATTTGATCTAGTTGGCGTACAGCCAATGACTGGACCTACTGGTCTTATCTTTGCTATGAAATCACGTTATTCAACTGCTGGTGGTACTGAAGCATTGTTCAATGAAGCTAACACTGAATTTTCTGGTGCAGCTGCAGGAACAGCTAATGATTCAACTGATCCATTTGCTGGTGATACATCAGACGCGGACGCAATTGATGACTACACACCTGGTTCTGGTAACACACTAGCCACTGCTGAAGCACAAGTTGCTGCTGCTGATATCCCTCAGATGGCGTTTTCAATCGATAAGACTACTGTGACTGCAAAGTCTCGTGCTCTTAAAGCTGAATACACTACTGAATTAGCACAAGACCTTAAGGCTGTACACGGACTTTCTGCTGAAACAGAACTTGCGAATATCCTTTCAACTGAAATTTTAGCTGAAATGAATCGTGAGATCATCCGTACTATCAACGTTAACTCTGTAACATCTACTCGTGGCGCTGCTGCTGGTGTATGGAACATGGATGTTGCTGCTGATACTGATGGTCGTTGGTCAATTGAGAAATTCAAGGGACTAGTTCAAGCTATGGAACAAGAAGCTAACCAAATTGCTGTTTCCACTCGTCGTGGTAAGGGTAACTGGGCTATCGTTTCTCATGGCGTTGCTGCTGCATTAAATGCTGCTGGCGTTATGGACACAGGTATGGGTGCTTTAGGTGCTCAACAAATGGACTCAGATGTAACTGGTTCATTACTTGCTGGTACAATTAATGGTTCTATGAAAGTATATGTTGATCCATATGCTGGTGTAGATTACTTTACTGTTGGTTATAAAGGTGCAAACCCTTATGACGCAGGAATGTTCTTCTGCCCATACGTTCCATTAAGCATGATGAAAACAATTGGTGAAAATGACTTCCAACCACGTATCGGATTTAAAACTCGATATGGTATGGCTGACAATCCATTTGTTACTGCTGGTGCTGGTGCAAACGTATACTACAGAAAACGTAAAGTTCTTAATCTCTAGTAGATTAGTAATAAACGTTTCTAAAGTTACAACTAAGATCCCCCTTTATTGGGGGATTTTTTTACTCTATAAATAATACATGAATTATTTAGTCTTATATCAAGGTGGAATGGCAGGTACATGGTTAGCTTGGTTAATTAATCAGCATGCCAATTTTCCTAAATACAATAAACATACAAAAGAATCAGGACTTGACATCGGTT